CGACATTTCCTATCGTAGCCGCTGCAAACCTCTTCGTGAAAAGCGTATCCAAGTATGGAACTCCGCAAAACGTCATCGGGCAGGCATCGCCAAGCTTCAGATGCCTAAGCTTGGCGAATATCGTATCAGGTGTCTCATCCGTTTGAGGGGATGCGACGAACTCAGCCACAGCGCCCACCAGATCATCGAAGGTGGCAAAGGGTATCGAGTCCTCCCGATTACCTTCCCCAAAGTTCGTAGCCGTAGCCAGTGGTCTGAGGTTTTTCAAGTGCCAGCACAACCGGAAATCATCCGATTCCATGGAGTCGTATCTGAACATGGACTGCGGGATGATATGGTCAAGTTGCCAGTCTTGACCGTAGTTTGGCCAGTTCATCCAGTCCTCAAACTGACTTTCCAGATGGCGCTTGAGATCAGCAAGGGAATAAGGAAGATACCTAAACACCGACTCGCCATCTTTGGACGAGCCTGCCGCTCGGATGGCCTCATGCACGCGAGCCCTGACGTGCCCACGAAGCTTCATCCATGGGTTCCTTTCCTGGCGGTCTTTTACCTTCGCCTGGATTTCGAGTTTATTCTTCTGGTAATACTCCCTGGCCCGCTCGCTCTTCTTGTCAGCATTGGACGCGCGCCACTGCCGGGCGTTGTTCTTAGCTCGCTCCCGAAACTGCTCATCCTCCGAGTACCGCCTCTTGCCCTCCAGCGAGAGCCTCTCCACTACGTCAGGGCGTGTCAGATACCTGGCATTGGCCTCAAGTATGGCCTTACGCCCTTCCTGGGTCTTGTACCTGTTCCGGCGCGACTCACGGGACCTCTGCCGCTCACATTCTATGCAGTCCAAGGCACGATTGAGTTTCCCCGTCTTGGATTTGATATAGCGGAAGTCTCGCCGAGGGAATTTGCAAGTACGGCACACAAACTCTGGTTTCATGTTCTTATTTTACATTCGAACATGATAAACCGAAAGTATGTTAGAGAAGATTTGGAGAGGGCGATACACCCGAACTCCATGGCCAGTTGCCTGAACCATGGAGTTACGATAGTACGTTCTCTACCGTATCAGCGGGTGACGATGAGGCGAACCAAGCCACGCGGATTATAGGCTCCGATGCCCAGATTTTCGAACATAGAAAATCCGATAGTCCGTTCCTCGGGGTTGTCGGCCGACAGGACGGTCAGCTCGGTGCGCACCGGGATGCGGCCGAACTGCTCGGGCTCGCAGCAGATGTAGACCACGCCGGCCGGAACGAGACGGGACACGATGAACTGGGCGTTCCAGCCCGTCGCCATCATGCCGGTCTTCCACAGGGTCGCCTGGCTCTCGATGTCGAGAACGTCGCGGCCGAACTTGCGGATGTCGGCGTAGTCGGTCGCGTTCATGTAGACGCGAGCGACGCGGAGGTCATGGCGCTCGATCTCGGAGAAGGCGTCCGCGAGGACGGCCGGCGAGATGGGGGCAACCACGGGGATGTCGGGGTTCGTCCCGCCCGGGAGCGAGTCGAAGCCGTTGATCGCGATGGCGTCCATGATGCTGAAGACGCGGTCGTCTTCGGCAGCCTGGATCTGGGCCTTGCCGAGGTCCTGCATGCGCTTGAGGAGGTCGTAGCGACGCTCCTTGATCTGCGTCAGAGGGGCCTTGGGCAGCGCGGCGATCTCGAACAGCGGGAAGATCACGCGGCGCGGCTTCGCCACGGCGGTGATGCTCTCGCCTTCCTCACCGATGACGTAGGCCACCACATCGGGGTCCTTGTCGTAGATGGGGAGGGCACCGTCGGGAAGCTGCTCGACGAGGAACGTCTTTCGTCCGACGGAGCTGTAGTCGCGGCGCTCGCGCAGCGGCTGGATCATCGACGTGGCGAGGCGCTTGCGGCCTTGCGAAGTACCGATGTACTTGTCGACGACTTGCTCTTTGATGGTGTTGTCAACTACCTGTACGCCGAATGCCATGGCTTCTTCTCCTCTCAGTACTTGAGCTCGGCGAAGAGCTCGGCGCTCGTTGCGTCAGGGGGTGAAAGGACGATGCCCATGCAGGTCACGTCCGGTTCGATCGCGGCGCCGGCATTGCTGCCGATGCCGGCCGCGGTGATCCACTGCGCTTCGTACGAGTCCTGCCAACGGTTGGTGAGGTAGCCGTTGACGGACGCGTAGAGCTTCTGGCCGTTGACATATGCCATCAGCGCGTCGCCGACTGCACCGCCACCGACGACCGTCTGCTGCTGCGTCTCGTAGATCTTGACGCCCACTGCGCCACCGCGGATGAACGGGCCCTTGCCCGAGGCCACGCCAGGCGTGTTCTCGAACGAATTGCCGAGTGCATCGTTGATGAACAGACCGAGGGGACGCGTGTTGAGCACGTAGGCCGCGTTCACCAGAACGGGGCCGCCCACGGTGTTGGACCCGACGTCGGGTCGAGTGAAGGCGATCGAGCCGCCGAGCACGCCCTTCTTCACGTTGGTCGGAAGAGTTGTGGACAGTGCCAACGGATTGACCACCACGTTGGGGTTGTTCTGCGTGAACCCGTCGCTCGCGAGGACAGGGATGGTGTCCTTCGTGAGGCTGTACAGGATCCGCAGAGCCCCTTGGCTGAGGCGAAAGTCGCCCGATGCGAAACCACCAATGCTACCCATGTTTCCTCCAGCTTCCTTCGGCCCAGCTTCCAGTCGCTTGGCGCTTCACATCGAGAGTGGCTTCAGTCCGTTGCCGCGAAACCGTCGCTCTGTCAGATCGCTGCCAATCGCTATCGACCAAACCTCCGTCACTGTTGACCTGTCTGCGTATCCTGTCTGCGTATATCTCCAAGGGGTCCGGTCCGGTGTACCGGACCCCTCAGTTGCATCTCATCTCACTGGCCGGGGCGCTCCCACAGCGATTCGAGATTCTCGTCCACGGAGGCCTTGGGGGCCTGCACTTGGCCGAGCTTCTTGGCGCCCTTGCTGGAAGCGGTGCGCTGGCCGAACGAGGTCTTCTGGGCCGCCGTCAGCTCGCGCTGCGCGAGGCTGTCTTCGGTGTCGAACAGGCCGCTCAGATCCGAGGCCATCGCGGGCTTGCCCTCAGGCTCGCCCTCGTCGAAGGTGATGTCGACCGGCGGAGCGCCGGGGGCTGCCGGAGCCGCCGGAGCGCCTTCGCCTTCCTCGCCACCTTCGAAGAGCTGCTGCAGGTCTTCGACGCCCTCTTCGCCATCTTCGCCGGCTTCTTCAGCGGCTTCTTCAGCGGCTTCGACTTCTTGCACGACTTCCTTGATCGCCTCGAGGTCAGCATCGGTCAAGACCGGCTTCTCCTCCTTGGGCGGCTCCTTCTTGTTGTCGTCGTCCTTCTTGTCGCCATTGGGCTCCTTGTCGCCCTCGTCCTCACCCTCTTCTGCAGCGACGCGCGCCGAGGCGACCACGTTCAAGATGCTCTTGAGCGTGACGTCGTCGAGAGAGTTGAACAGGGAGGCGAGGCGCTCGATCGCGTTCTCCTCAGCCTGCTCGCTCAGGATGAGCGCCGACAGCTTCGTGCAGGCCAGCGCGCGGCGGAAGCGAGCGTTCTCAGGCAGAGAGGCAGGCGAGGTCTGGTCCATGCGCTTGAGCGTGGCGACCAGAGACTTCGAGGGGAGGTTCATGAGATCCAGAGCCGTCTCCTCGATCATCTTCTCGTCGGTCGTCCGCAGGAGGGCGCGGGCCACACGCTCACACGCTTCAGCTTTGCGTTGCGTCGCCGCAAGCTTGGCGTTGTCGTACTGGCCACCCTTGCCCCAGGGGCGCGTGCCGGCGTGGCTCCAAGTGTCGTCGCGGAACTCGGGGAACCCGATGTCGTTCCGCTTGACCGCTCCGCCTGCGTATTCCTTTTCCACAGACGAACCGGAGTTGACGTCCTCCGCCCAGGCCGATGGGTCGCCGTTTTCGTACTCGGTGACCGCAGGCTGCGGATTCCCACCTTCGCGGTTCATCGTGTAGATGTCGTCGGCGCGACGCTGGGTCGAGGCGCTGCGGGGTGTCTGCTTCCAAGTTGATCGCTGACGCATGGCCTGAAATGCCTCCTATTGGGGACTGCCTTCATCAATGCTTTAAAATTCAGCCAGAGAGGCAATCTTGCCTTTCCAGATGAAGAATTTCTTCTCTGCATCCGACGAAGCTCTCCCGAGCTTCATGTCGCACGCGGCCACAAACGACTTTGTGCTCGGGTAGGCAGATGCCGCGCCAACACTCATCGCTACTTTGTAAAGATTTGATGGGTAGTTGCGGCCATTCACGCGATCCTCAATCCATGAAAGGACTATGAGGTCGCGCATGGTAAGATTGCTGGTTGCGATCGACTTGCGCCCGCCTTGATGAACTGTGCGGTATGCGTCCTCTGCCCAGCGGATGAGCTTCTGGCTGCTGAACGTCTTGCGCAGCTTGCGCGAGAACTCCTGTGAGGCTCGCACGAGATTGTCGTTGCCGCCA